TTCTTCACCTAAAATGTACATTGTTTTGACATTATTTGTGTCAATATATTCTACTTTATTAGAAGCATTCTTAAACTGTTTCGCATGCTCCTTCGGTACATTCATTTGAATGATTTCAGCTAACTCTAGTATATTTGGTAATAGCTTAAACATCTTCTCGTAGTGTTCTAGCTTCTGAGAATATCTTGTAAGCGTCGCAGACTTCCCTGAATATGCATTTAGTGGATGTTTTGATTTAACCCAAAGCTCTCTATTTAATGGATAATTGCCTTCATCTAAACACACTAGTTTAGATATAACTTCTCCTATTTTAATGGGTTCTAAAGCATTCATTTGATACGCTATCTTATCCTCGTACGGGTGCTTTTGTTCTGCTAAAAAGTCCTTTAACGAATTAAAGACTTTTTTAGTATTGAGTATAGAAGTTTGATCTACATTTACTTGTGAATTTAGACCAATAGCTACTTCTTCTTTAGTTTCTTCATCCATACCTTCAGTAATCTTAACTTCAACTAGTGCATCAATAGCAGTGCCTGCATCAACATTTTGGGTAATTAGTTCGTAAGTATGCCCACCATTTACAATTCCTTCATTATCTTCATCAATAAAAAGATCATATAAATCGTTTGTTATCTTAACTACTGATGATGCTGCTAAACTAATCCCATTATTTTTTAAATGAAACTTGCCGTCTCTTCCCGTTTTTCCCTGAATAGTTTTCTCTACTGTTCTATAGACGGCTGATTTAGTTGTGCCAAACCCCAAATCATCAATTGTTCGTACATTTAATTTATTAGGCAATCCTTGTGGTAACCCAGAAAAGGGTACATATGCGATGTGAACAACTTCCGGCTCGCTATTAGACGGTTTTATTCTTTTGATCTCCTTAACCCGGAGTGGGTATTTTTTAATAGCCATGAGTTTCCTCCTTAAACGCTAGAATTTATTTGTCCATGTGATGGTTATCACCACTGGTCTAGCATTGCTATGTTTTTATTATATACTAAGAAATTAAATTTTGCAAATCAGCTTTGATATAGGTAGGTTCCACATGTCTACTAAGGTAGTAAATTTATTAGAAGTATCTATGTCACCTTTTTTCCAAAGAGTAGCTTCTTCAAAATACTGTTTAGCATCTTTCTTGCCTAACAACCAAATGTTCTTTAACCCTCTGTAAGCCTTTGCCCCATCCTTTTTTATTAATTCGTTAAATTCTAAGCTTATAAAGATATAGGTATCGGGGCGTTGGTGTGTACTTGTAGATGCAACAGATACATCATAATAATCTCTAGGGGCTACAGTTCTTCTTTTAGTTTTTACTTCTATGCATTCTCCATTAAGGAATATGTCATAATCAAACTTCTCGTCAGATTCTACTATCTCTGCTCCAAGATATTCTTTTATAGCTTCTTCTCCTAAGAATCCTGCTAGGTTACCTGCCCCACGAGTGATCGAATTGCGTATTTCACCCATTTGGTTAGCTCGAACCTTAGCTCTATCAATCATTTCTTGTGTGTGAGGTATTATTCTCATTTACTATTCTTATCACTGAAGTGTAGTAGCAACATAGCATAATGAATAATCTTTAGAATATCTTTACGAGGAGTTCCTTTTTTATCATAACGAGAGGCATACTTCAAAATATTACTTCTACAGAACGCTTCGGCATCGCCACACGCTTCTATAAAGTCTAATGTCTGTACATCCCCTTCACTATAATGTTCTCCATAGGTATTTCTTACATACTCAGTAATTTCTTTTATTATTTCTTCTTCGTTAAATTTCATTCTAATCCCAATCTATAACATCATCAAAGGTCATAGGCTTTAAGTCTTTCTTCACCGCCCATGAACCCTTGCAAATTTCCATATCAACTTGTAAAGGAATATCCAAACTATTTGTTTGTAAAATATCTCTTATAGTATATGGAATAGTTTGTAATTCGGTGTCATGTATTTCGCAGATAATCTCATCATGAACTTGTAATATAATGTTACTTTTTTTATCTTTAAGATACTTATCTACTTCTAACATTCTTTCACTAAGCAAATCAGCACTAGTTCCTTGTACTAAATAATTAACCCCTTTGTATGCAAAGGCAGGGTTTATCCTGTATTTTCTACCATATCTATTTTTAATCCATCCTCTTACTGTGACAGTCTTGACAACCTCATCAAAAAAGTCTTTAGATCCCTCCATACCAGCAAAATATTGCTTCTTATATTTTCCAGCCTCTTTAGGAGTAGTATTCAATTGTTGAGACAGTTTATTATTACCAATACCATAAATTGTTCCAAAGGTTATTGCTTTAGCTGCTTGTCTATACTCTTTAAATTTTTCAGATGACTCATCAACATTAAATGCCAACTTCGCAGCCTCTGAATGAAAGTCTACATCATTCTTATTTAAAATTTCATTTATAGTTTTGTTCCTAAAGTAAGACATAAATACCCGTACTTCCATTTGACTGTAGTCAAAAGCTACTAACGAGTACCCTCTTCTGGGGACAAACAATCTTCTTATGGCTATCTGGTTGGTGTCAGAGCTTTCATAGGACTCATCCCCTACAAAAGACCAAGTTTTTAATACCTCGTCAGACAAGTCTTGATTCATAGACATTCCTTTAGCCCCAACAGTAGCAGAAATCTTGTTCTTTATTTCTAGTTTCTCTTCTTCTGATAAATCTCTTTCCATTAACTTAAAATGATTCCTAGGTATGTTTTGTAGGTTCGGTCCCCTACTAGATAATCTCCCTGTAGAGGTGCCCCAATTACAGAAAGAGGTGTGCATTACGTCTGTATCGATGTAAGGGTCTATATAAGTAGATACGAGCTTCCCTAGGGTCCTATGCTGTCTGATGAGACCTGCTAGTCTATGGTTTATGTTAACTAAAGCTGCTTCACTCCAAGAATCTTGTCCTTTTGGGGTCTTAACGGGAGAGGAAATACCCATCCCGGAGAACACTTCCCCTATTTGGGCAGGACTAGACACATTAAATTCTTTATCAGCTAACTGGTATATCTCAGATTGAACCTCATTTAGCCTATTAGTAATTAAGTTTTTTGATGTTTTAGCATATTGAGTATCAATGGTAATACCCTTTTGTTCCATTTTATATAAAACCTTTGTTAAGTCACACTCTAATTCAAATATCCTAGTTTGTTTTGAACGTTTAATTTGTTTCAAATAGTCAGTATATAATCGGGCAGTAAGAATTACGTCTTTTTTACAGTATTCCCCCAGTATATCAGGGGGTGCCATTGAAAAATCTTTGTTCCATTTGTTTGATCTCAAAACCTTTTTAGTATCAATATCATATTGAATTGCTGATTCCCCATAATTTCTTTTACCAGTAGGGGTTAGTGCAAGATCTTTAGTGTCTGAATGCTCAATAAGACGAACCATAACAATAACGTCTAAAAGTTTTTTACTTAAAACTTCCAGTCCCTCTTTTTCTAGAAAATGTAGATCAAATTTCAAGTTGTAACCTACATAAGACTTAACATTCTTGTTTAGTAAAGCAATAAGACTCTGTAATTTGTCTGGGGTGAGGTTTTCTCCTTGATGATGTCGAAATGGATAGTATTGAGATAGTCCTAAATAATCCGTTTGACCTATACCTATGCCACAAATTTGATTATTTTTGTAGGGTTCTAAGCCGTTAGTTTCTACGTCAACGACTAAAGTCGGGTCTACCTCTAAAACCGACTTTAGTACGTCAATACCACTTTGAAATGTGTCATTAGTAATTACAGACAAAACAGAACTTTCTTAAAATAGTTCGTCGTCTTTATCTTCAGTATCAAGCCCACCTTCAGGTACATTAAAAACACCGTATCTATCAAAGAAATAATCCTTGATTAATGGAAGTTCGTCAACTTCAGACTTTTTGTCCTCTGGAATTTCATCCGTCTTAGGAGTTCCTGTAATTGAATAGGACGTGTCATACATTCCTTGACCGGTCCTTTTTATTCTAATAACGCCTTTATTCAAAGCTCCCCAATCACTATACACATCTACCAACTGGTTCCAAATGTAATCACTTCTTCCGAAGCTTAAAGATATAATCCTAAAATCGTTAATATCTTCTCTGTACATTTTCTTACCAGCGGGTCCTTCAATTTCTACCCAATCATCATTTCGTTTCTCTGTATGTATTACATTATGAATGTATGCCCATATAGCAAACTTATGTGATGGTCTATTCTCATCTGGAATGGCACTTGTATCTACTCTGTCATCTTTTAAGACGTTTGTAAAACCATTACCTATTCTTAATGTGTATAAATAAATCTCATCTAAAAACTTGTCTTCTTCAGACCCAGTAGCTATGGAAGAAAGGAAAACTTGATCACCATCCCTAAACCACAATTCCTTACCGGGAGCATTGTTAGAAGCGGCAGGTTTTCTAGAATTGTCTATTCTTTTTTGAATCCTAGCTATTCCACTCATTATATTCTCCTATTAAAATATTGTTACGTTTTGTATTACCCTACTTAACGTTTCTTTATCTCTTATCTCTTGAACGTCTTTATATTTTTTAGGTAACTTTAAATATGATAGCAGAAATCGATCTTTCATGTCAAATGTAGCTTTATCAATCCCCTTTCGTCCAGCGGTATCATTGTCTAGCGACAACACAACCTCACCCGGATTTAAAGAACTTATAAGGTCTAACTGTTTTTTTGAAACAGAAGCACCTAGGATTGCTACGCTTGAGTATCCATGTTGATGTAACCACATGCAATCTAAAGCCCCTTCAACAATAAATAATCTATCTGTATCTATAATTTGATTTATACCGAACAGTGTTTGAGACTTAGAAAACCCTTTAGAAAACATATACTTAGGAATTGCTTGGAGTCTTCTATAGATCCAACCTAAATTATTATTTTCTTTATTTTTTGCGGGTATCATAAAGTCCCCAAATTTATTGACTTTACAGTCCCACTTGTTAATCAAATTTTTAGAAAAGCCTCTATCATATATCCAATGACTGTCTGGGACACCTGATTGATCATCAGGCTCTACTAAAACTGATTCTTTCTCTTCAGGTTGATACTCATCTAAAAAAGATAAATCAAGGTCTAACTCTTCTACTTCAAACTCAGCATTTATATCAGTCCAAGATCTGCCTGAATATTTTTGGATAAAAGACTTTAGTCCCCCTTGCCCACATCCAGCAAAGCATATCCACACACCTTTTTCTAAATTAAGAGCACACGACTTCCTTCTATCTTCGTGAAAAGGACAGTTTAGTAGTATCTCATCTTGATGTTCTACGTCTATCCCATGTCTCAATAAAGCTGAGTACCAATCTATCATTCTGTTCTTTTCTTTGTTTTAGTAAGGAAAATAACTAGTTTATTTTCAAAACCATTCTCATCTATAACTCTTCGTCTTTTTATGTCGCCAACAGTTATATTTGTTATAGGCTTTCCTTTTCCTTTACTTCTGCCTGTAGTAACAACTATTTGATCGTCATTATTACCGGCTATCCATGAAAAAATTCCCATTTTTAACCTCCTTTAAAAATTATCGTTATCCCATTCAAAGTCTGAGATTTCTTCTATTGTACCATTATTAACACCCCACTGCATCACTATGCTATCTATTGCTAACTCTCCGTCCCGATACTTCTGAAACTGTACAAGTCTCTTATCTTCGTGGTGTTCGACCTTAGCTAAAGCTACTGCAACGTCTGCTGATCTTATCAAAGCGTCCCCAAAGGCTACTTGAGCAGCCGATGGTGGCACATAAACATTTTCAGCGTCTCTGTTTGCTTGTGTTGATACCATGATGGGTGTATTGGTTGATATGGCTAAATTTTTTAGTCCATAGAATATACCGTGAGATTGCTCCCACGCTGCTTTATTGGTGTCTTTTGTAGTAAGTAAATAAACTCCGTCAATAACCACAAATTTTGGGTTATGTTTCCGAATTAGTCCCGCTATAGATTCTAAGGATACTCCGGTCTGACCTGCGACACCATCACAAATCAACAAAGATTGTTTGTTAGCCTCTTTTAAAAACTTAATATATGAATCAACATCAATCTCTTCCCCATGCCGTAAAGCTCTATGGGAAAAATCGTACCCTTTTAGTTTTGCAAGGGTTACATCTAGCCTCATTGCAATTTGGGTATTAGGCATTTCAGTAGATATTAACAGTGTTTTGTATCCATTATGAACTGCTGTAGCTGCTGAGTGAACACATAACCAAGTCTTACCTATAGTGGGTCTTGCAAAAGCCGCAATCAATTCTCCCGGCATCCATCCTATACCTGCTTGGTTAATAAATTTAAAACTTGTAGGTACTCCCATTAAGCCCTCGCCCATTTTTCTTCGACGAGTTCTTTCTCTCCATTCTGCTAATCGGTCTGTTTCACCATCATCATAGGTTTGAATGTCTTCGTCATATACTAAGTTCACGTCAGAAAGCCCACTCATTATATTAGACAAAGCTTGTTTTGGGTCTTCTTTTACTAACTCACGTTGTTGTTGAACTGTCGAAACTACGGCTCTCTGTAAAACTTGATTTTTAAATATATCAACTGAATATTCAAATGATTGAGTTTTAGCTGATGGGTTTAAAGTAGGAAAATTCTCTACTAAAACCTCTTCACTGGGGAATTGTTCGTACTTATCTAAATAATTCCCAATAAACTTAAAGGCATCTCCATGTTTAGCAAAATCATTAGAATGATATGTAAAAGATTTTAATTTATCATAGTCGGTTAAACCAAAAATAATGGCTGACTCTATAAATTCATAACTTGGGTTAGACATTTAATCACCTTCTCTACTATACAGTACTCTATTGTTATCGTTATATATATAGTAGTGTATATCATTAGGCATAAGACTGTCAATAAAAGCCTTTGCTTCATCAAAAGTATTAAACTCAGCTTCTAACCATAGATCAGTGTTTTTTTCAGCTAATACTCTGAAAGTTTCTGTAACGGTTGTTATTTTCTTTTTCTTTCGTATGAGGTTTCCCATACGTCTTGTTCTTCTAGGCATCTTTATCTGATAATTCTTTTAACTTTTCCCTTAAAGATTGTCTAACTTTATAAGCTGATTCCCCTAAATCTTCGGTAATTTCTTCCATAGTTAGACCTTCTAATTTTAACTCAAGAAATACCTGTTCTTTAGCACTTAATCCTTGAGCATGCACCCATAATCTTGCTTCTATTTCCTCAGTATAGTTTTTTGGTTCAATCATAGCGTTTGCTATTTCTTTAGGCATAACACTAGAGTCATCGAATGTAAGATCTATACTCCTAGCCATCGGTCTTCTTTGTGCTTTAGTAATCAAAGTCCTAATAGTATTAACTAATGATGTATGTAGATAGGTGTGAAATATAGCTCCTTTAGATTCGTCATAAGCACGAGCTGCTTTTATTAGGGCAATTCTTAACTCTTGTGCTAAATCCTCTTTATCTAACCCTACAACGAATGAATTAGAAACCATTTTTTGAATTTTTGGTTCCCATTGAATAACTAAATCGTTGTTTATTTCCATACTTAAATACTATCAATTTTTTCAATAAAAACAATTACTTAAAGAAGGCTTTTTCTGAACTACCTTTACCAGCACAAGACACGCTACAATACTGATCTTTTCGGTAACGTTTTTTGTAGAAAGGAATTTTGCAAAAAGCACACTTTATTTTAATATTATAGTAAGAATGTCTACATTTACCCCTATGGATTTTACTAGTACCAACTAGTATTGGCTCATTACAAGCTAAACAATAATTTACTTTTCGTTTTTTTACACGTAAAGTTGGCATGTTGTTCTTTTTTAGAACCTTATAGATATATTGTCGAGTAAACCCAAAGGCTTCTCCTATTTCTTGTAGGGTATCAAATGGATTGTCTTGGCGATGTTGGACGATCTTAGAAATTGTCAACTGACGCTTGGCTTTTTTCGTAGTCTTGTACATAGTCACTTATTTGTTTTTTCCATCTAGTAGACAAATAGTTAGCATCAATATCCCCTGTTTCTCCAACCCCTTTTATGTGGGCAGATGCCGCAACTATTCTAGTCCACTGTGCTTCAGTAAAAGTTACTGTTATTGTAGTATCAGCCATTAGTTATTCTCCTTTAGTTTTTCTATTTCTTCTTTTAGTTTTTTCATTTCCATTAGTAATATTACTGATAGCTTGTCATAAGAAACACTTTCAGGTTTGTTATCTTTATTATAATTTACTATTTGAGGAAATATTTCTACTACCTCCTCTGCTATTAAACCAATATCTTTCTTACCATCTGTAGCTGATTTTTCGTTCCATTCAAAGTCTACAGGTCGTAAATCATATACTTTATTTGAGTCTAAAGCTATATCAACTATATTTCTTTTATATTTTTTAGATGATGTAGCTTTATGTACTACATTTGAACCATCAACAACTAAGCCAGTACCTGAAGTACTCCCTAACTGGTCTAATATAAGCCCACTATCATAAAATCTACCTCTAAGTCCACCACCAGTATAAAAACCTATTTGGTTGGCTCCCGCATTGTGGATGGATGTATCCGTGTCACCAATAAAACTATAGGTTTTATATGCCCAAATTGTGCCATCGGTGGCACTAGTAGCATTTATAGATGCTGCGTGGTAACCACCACTAGTAAATCTAAGTGACCCCGCTCCACTAGAATACATACCTAAGTCTGTATCACTGGCAAAAGAGTAAGTTGGAGCAGCGTTTGTACCATTACCCCCATAAACAGCATCAATATTACCAGATGTACTAACAATACTACTATTTTTTTCCCCACCTTTTATCCCAACTAAAGTAAATCTAGCAAGTGGTAAGTCATAGTTAACATGAGCTATAACCCTAATATCAGAATCTTTTCGTTTTGCTACAAAGGCTGGATAGTTACTTTTTGCTAGTACCCTAAATGTTGTGTCTCCTTTTACGTAATAAACAAAATAAACCCTTCCATCAGAATTTAAAGCCTCTAAGGAACTTGTGTTACCCCCATCAATTGTATACTTATCAGCACCTACATATAAATTCCCAGCAGCCCAATTTACCTGACTAGCTGATGGAGCTGAAAAAACACAACTTGTAGTTATGTTAGCATCACTGGATAGTTCTACACCTTCTGGTATTCCTTCTTGAGTGGCTACTGCATCAGAAGTTCTAGAAACAATAGAAGATTTTCCTGATCCACCTTCTTTATTTGTGTCAGCTCCCACTAAATCATACCTAGTTCTTGTAACCCCCTGACCTTCTTCATAGGTCATCTGCGTTACTAAAGTAGTTGAATCAATATTAGCTATATCATTTCTTACTTTAATCGTGTCCCCAGCTCTTACTGGCACACAATATCTAATCGTCGAACTTGTATCTACAGTTCCTGTAGCCCATGTCACTCTTACTGTTGTTGACGTAACTGCTTGGGCATACCCATAGGTACCCGTAGGTAAATTACTTGAATCAAGCTCAACTGCTAACATCCCGGGATAAAAACCATAGTTTTGTATATTTACATTACTATCAAAAATAGTTGCTCCACTCGTATGTTCAGCAGCTGATGTAGAGTTCTGAGCCCGAGTAGCCGTAATAAGTACTTTACTGTTAACCGCAGTAATAGCAAACTCTTCACTGTCTATTTTTATACGTTGCCCCACATACATACCGGTAGAGTCTGTTACATCAATACCAGTTTCACTTGTATCTAAAGCCTCATTTAATTTACCATATAATTGGGTGTTACCTATAGTTATTGTTTGATCTGATCCAGCCGTAGTGGCTACCGAACTTGGAACATTGTCAATATAAAATCTTGGGGGATTATATGTAGTAAGATCCCCTCTTATAGGACTAGTACTTTTTCTCATTAGTACCGCAGAAATCTGTTCTCTTATTGCATCAGGGTCTGTCTCAGCTCCTGTATCAGCATTAAAAGTTCTTCTTATACCATATTTCATTCTAGGGCGTTCTTTTATTCTAAAAGATGTACCACTTGTATCCCCTGAAGCCAAGTAACCATCAACACTACCCGTAGCAGTTCTCCAAAAAGTTGTGTTATCATCCAAAGATTTATCTAAATGGGATATCAATATCAACGCTTCTTCTCCCGAAGCATAATCTCCTACAGCCACTGCTCCGGTAGAAACATATTGAATTTTAGCAACCCTTAGTGCATATATAACAGAGCCACTTGCTTTCTCACTTACAGAACCAGCAACACCTCTTTGAACAGTCATTTGGGTATCACTGTCAATAGAAAGTACTCTAGCTTCTTCTCCCCCAGCACCACCAAACCTGAACTGTTGTCCAACATAAAATAAACTAGTTGGGTTTGATAATGATATAGGTGAAGCAGTACTCAAAGTTATTTGAGTATCCGCTGATGTGTTGGCAGCAATAGCACCGAGTTGTGCAACAAATATTGAGAATGTCTCGGCACTGTCTGTACCTGCAGTCCCTCCTGAAATAGCTCTCCCAGAATAAGTCGATTTAGAATCACTGGAATTAATAAACCCATCAGCTCCTATAGCATAAGCTTTAAGTAGCTCAAAAATTTCAGATTGAGGTGCTGCTGTAGCGTCTCCCTCATCTCCTGCTGATGTTACTGCATAAGTATAAGCGGCATCAGTATAAATATCTTTTTTAGGTCTAGTTAAATTAGATTCTGTCATTGCAACCATTCGACCTGTTTCAACAAACTTCCCATCAGTTATAGTGTCTGGAGTTGGGAGTTGAACATTCAACCCAAAAGCTGCAGGACCTAACGTGTTTGATGTAGGTCTAGTTCCTTTTTTAAAGTAATTAAAAAATGTCAGGGGTTTATGTGAATTTGCTGTCGATTGTAGTGGCGGAGCAACATAAAAATCAAACCCATATTCCTGCTCACTAGATATAGCGGTGTGGGGATCTGAATCTGCGGCATTACCTATATGTTTTAGGGCGGATTTTTTTGATCTCCCATCTAATTTATATATCATTGATTGCCTAAATCTTTGTAAAGATTCTACAAATCTATCATCAACAAGATAAATTCTTTCACCTGTCAAATGTGTAACCGCTGATGTAGAATTAGCCCCTCTAGCAACAGTTAATGTGTTGGAGCTTATAGATGAAATTAACATTTCTTCTGCATCTATTAAAATTCTTTGCCCTGCATATAAATTACTAGCATCAAAAACATCAATACCTGTTTCACTATTGTCTAATGCTTCTGAAAGAGTGGTTTCTTCTTTTGGAAAATCAATATTAGAACTAAACTGATGAATTAATGATTTTATTAATCCACCTCTTGTACTAATTTTTTTCTTCCATTCTTTTTTGGTTTCATCTCTTTCGTCTGTATTTAAGACATATTCATGTAATTTAGCTTGGGCTTCGGAAATTGCGGCACCATCACTATGAGTAGCA